ATCTTTGTCGAGAGAACATTGAATCCGCTCGTGAGATTCTTGACACCTGCCTGTGCCACCGTCATTCCCGCCGAGATACGCCCGCCGAGTGTGCCGGAGAGCACTGCACTCTCCTTGAGGCGATGATTCAGTTTCCGCACCTCGGCTTCGGTCTGTGCGACAGTTCTTTGCTGACGTAACAGGTTACTTTCAGCACGCCGATAGGACGCACTATCCACGCCGTCATTCTTCTTGGCAGACTGCAAAACCGCCGCAAGAATCTGTTCTTTTTGCCGCTGTATATCCAGTTCTCGGTTGATCGCCTGATGGCGCACCTTGATCTTATCCAGTTCCGTCCCCACACCGTCAAGTTTGGCAAGGTCGGCATCGAGTTTCAGATGGATGTTGTTTGCCTTGCTGTTGAGTCGCGCAATGGAATCCGATACGGTTTTCCCCGCTGTGTCAAAGTCCAGCTGCAGCTGTGCGATGTTGAGACCGATGTCGAGATAGAGTTCATCAATCTTTTGTCCGCGCTTTGCCACCCTATCCCCTCCCTACATCACGTCGTCAATATAGCGTTCACATTGCTGCTGTTCGCACAGTGCCGTTACCACAAGCTGATCGAGCAAAAAAGCGACCTCATGGGAATCAACCTCGTGCATCGTCCACCCGTAAGCGGACTGCAGCCGCTCGTAGTAGCGCAGTAGATTCTGGTACGGAGAAAGAACTACGCCTCTTTCCCCGTCTCTCCGTTTGGGAGGTTCACCAGTTTGGAAAAGGTCAGCGACTGAATCCATCGGAAGAGTGCGCGTGTGAGAGGCACTATGTCCGCAACATCCACATTCTCCTCCACGGATTCCCTCGTCACTTCCTCCCGTCCGAATCCAAGGACAATCAGTCGGACGTGCTCGTCCAGAAAATCTTCAAGGCTCAGACCTTCCTTGTCGGCATCAAAAAAGGCAAGAAACTCACGCCAGACCTTCATCTTCGGAGGGTTCGGCGTAATCTCCCTGCCCTCAATATGCAGTTTCGGTGTATCCATCATGTCCTCCCTCAGACCTGCTCGTACCACTTCGAGCCTGTCTCTGCGGCAAAGCCCGCTGCCTCCTCGTCAGCCTTGGCGTAGGACAGCCCGTCCGAGAGGCGGTAGATCGCCTTTGCCGTGAGCGTCGGCGTGTCGAACTGAATGCTCTCCTGCTTCGAGTTGCCGCTCTCAGAGGGTTCCGTGAATTGGACTTTGTAGAATTTGGTGAAACGCTTCTTCCCGTTGCGCTTATCCGACTGAAAGAGGACGGCGAAGTATGGCGCGACATCGTCCTTGCCCGCCTTCATTACGCCGTTCTCGATACTGTGTCCCAGAAGATACGCCGTGTATTCCAAAGGAAGCGCGGCGGTATCAAACGTCAGATCGTAGGATGCGGTATTCGACGCCGTATCCACGGACTGACCGTCGGCAAAAAGCTCCGCCTGATTCGTCTGCGGCTTGATGTCCACCTTGCGGAGCAATTTCCCGAGCGGAATGGGTTTCTCGTAGGTCGCACTGCCGCCCGCCTCATCGGTGAGCATTTTTGCGATGTGAAGTTTCTGGATGTTGATAAACTGCCCGCTCGTAAGATTTCCAGCGGGCTTTGCTGCCGGTGTTGGACTTGGCATTTTATTCTCCCTCCATTGCTGTTCTGTAATCTGTAATTTCCACAAAAATATCTTTCTCGACAATCTCCTGCGTCTGCACACGGACAAAACCGAGCGGCAGAAGTGCGTTCTGCACGTCTTTATGAATTTCCCGAAACCGTCCATCCTTCGTTAGAATATGGATACGCACTGTCACACGCCGTTCCAGTTCAACACCGTCTGCCGAGAGTGCGGGAACATCTGAGATCACCGAATAAACGAGTATCGGATACGTCCCTGAGTCAGGACTGCGCCCATGGTAGATGCTCTTCTTCCCATGCGCGAGAAGCTGCGACAGCGTCTTGGAGCGCACAAGTGCCTGATACACCATCTGTGCCACGCTCATTTCCCTCTCCTCCGAATGGCAGACCGCACGGCATCCACAATAGCAGAGCGGATACCGTCCTTCTTGACATCGAGCGCGGGATAGAGGAATGGTCGGTTGATGCGCGGGCTGAACTCGACAAGCACGCCGTAGAATACGCCGTCACTGGATTCTGCATCCGCTGCAATCCTCCAAACAGAGCCGTCCTTCCGGCGCAGCCGCTTGTGGATGGAATCCCGCAGTGCGCCTTTCACCACGCGCTTATCTGTTCCCGTATAGACGGGACAACGGTTCTTTGCCTCCGCTACCACATCGTCCGCGCCATGTGCGAGAGCTTCCTTTGCCGCAGCCGTCGCTTCCGCACCGAGTTCCGAGAGGATCTTCTCGGCAGAGACAAAACCTCGGTATCTAGCCATCTTCCACCAACTCCCTGCATTCCAGAACGAGCCACCGTTTCTTCCCACCAAGCGGATACGGCGGCGCAATCGGTGTGAGCGTTTTATCACCCCAACGGATACGATCCGTCACTCGGACATCTGTGCGATAGCGTATGACAATGCGGTAATCCACCTCCTGCACCTTTTCGGCGTATCCGTCGGAGATTTTTGCCGCGAACGGCAAAACAAGTGCCCACGCTTTTCCGACTTCCTGTGTGGTTTGTGCGAGGATATTCCCCTCATCGTCGGTCTCCGTCACGGGGCGCAGAATGGAAATTCGGTGACGTAACTCGCTCATGGATACGTCCATTAAAAGCCCTCCTTCCGAACACCAAACAGAAGCGACCGCAGTGTCAGCGCAAGCCCTCTGTGATCTGCTTCTTCCCGGTGTTCATAGAGATAAGACACGGCGTAGAGTATTGCGACACGCACGATTGCTTGGTCTTCGACCTCCGAAAGATCCTTGACACGCAGTAATGCAGTGCAAATCTGTTCTGCTGTCTCCGTAAAGTGTGCGAGGAGATCGTCCTCCTCATCCCCGTCAATCCGCAGATACTGCTTGACTGCTGCAAGCGGCACAAGCATAGAACCACCTCCCCTCTTTGCCGCAAAACATACATCAACCCTTCATTTTGAGTGTCTGCACAGCCTCTTCGAGCACGAGCTTCCCGTCCACGCGCTCCTTCATGACATATCCGACCATGCCGTTGCCCGCAAACAGCTCCTTGAGTTCCTGCAGGGCGCGGGTGCCGCGATCCCCGATGTTGTAGTAGGAGTAGTCGCCGAACGCGATGACGGTCTTGCCCGCCTCGACAGCGGGCATATATGCCGAGGAATACACAGGATAGCCGAGCAGACGATCGGGTTCACCCATCTGGTACGAAGGCTGCCAGAAATACGCGCCGTTCGCGTCCTTGAGTTTGCGGATGCTTGCAAGCGTCTGGTCATTGACGATGAACGCCGCATTCTTGCGGTAAGGACGCTTGAGGCTGTAAACGAGCGTTACAAGCTCATCCGCCTTGAGGTCTGCCGCCGCCGTAGTGACGGATGTCTTTGCCGAAATGAGAAGCCCCTTCGGCTTGTGCGTCCCATCGCCATTGAGAAACGCATCCTCCTCGGCGTTGCCCAGTGCCTTGCCGAACTGCTCGATGAGATAGTTCTCGAGGTTGAAGGCATTGTCGTAGAGAAGCTCCTCCGTCACCTTGACCGCGACGTGGAGTTTGTGCGCGTCGAGGACGATTTGGTCAAACGTCGCCTCACCAAAGGTGAGCTGTGCACCCTCCTCAATCCACGATGCCGCAGGCTTTGTGGCAGCGATGTTGATCTTGTGCTCCCCGCTCGTGGTAATCACCGTCGCAAGCGGACGCAGGACATTCTCTTCGCTGAGTACGTCGATCAGACGCTGATCGTATTCCTCGGGAACGAGATAGCCGCCGTTTGCATCCACGCCCTCCTGCAGGACGTTCTCCACCTGCCGGAAATTCGTGCGAAGCGCTTTGAGCATTGCCGAGCGATAGCCTTCACTTGCACGCCCTGTCTTTTCAGGAGACAATCCTGCACCTGCCCCCGGCATGTTGGTAATTGCCGCCGTCACAGGCTTTGCGAGCTGCGCGTCGAGAATCACCTGACGCTCCATGCGCTCGATGTCCTTGCCGAGTGCGAGCACCTCATTCTCCATCTGCTCGTATACCTTGGCATCCTCTGCCGTAAGACGACCGTCCTTTTCGTGAGAATCCAGAAACTGCTTTGCCTGTTCCCACATTTCTGCACGCTTCTCGCGCATTGCCATGATCTTATCCATGTTCTTGTCCCTCCGTTAGTGTGAAATAGAAAAGAGCCGTCGTTTGAGCGGCTCTACATCGACATTATTTGTTTGTGTTCCCTGCCCGAATTTCAAGAGCAGGGAGTTCGTGACAGCGGCACGGGAGAAGATCAGTCCGTCTGCCGTATCGGTCACAGGACGCTGTGCATCCGCATAGAGAACGGAATCCACAAATCGAAGCTCCACTGCTTTCTTTGCGTTCATCCATGTCTCGGCATCCATCAGCCGTGAAATCTTCACACGGGAAAGTCCCGTCTTAAGTTCATAGGCGTTGATGATACTCTCCTTGATTTCGGCAAGGAATGTAATTGTCCGCTCCATCTCGTGTGTATCGCCGATAGAAATAGTCATCGGATTATGGATCATCAACATCCCCAAGGGTGAAATCTCCACGGTCGATCCTGCCATAGCAACGACGGATGCGGCGGAAGCGGCAATCCCGTCAATCTTAACGGCGACATTCCCCTTATACTCCATGAGCATATTGTAGATTTGCGCCGCCGCATAGCAGTCGCCGCCCGGTGAGTTGATCCAGAGGTCAATATCTCCCTCGGCGGCGTTCAGTTCAGCGCGAAACATCTGAGGTGTGACCTCATCTCCCCACCACGTTTCGTCCGAGATTTCACCGTCGAGGAGTAAGACACGCTTCTCTCCCTCGTTCCGTACCCAGTTCCAAAATTTACGTTTCATCACTTACTCCCTTCTGCCTAGCGGCAAACAGCCCTGCGTCCCTCAGTTTTGTCATATTTCCGTTGATAAGGTACAGATCGCCGCCCTCCTCCGCTTCGATGGGATTCATGTCCTCAAGACTGCGGATGTCGTTCGCGGAGAGCCATCCGTTCTGCCGCCCGATGGCGTATCCCTCCATACGGCTCTTGTAGTCCCCGCGCAGTAATCCATCGACGTTGAAGCGGATGAAGTAATCCTTCCGCTCCTTGTCCGTCAGCAGTGCTTTCTGCAGCGATTGCTCCCACCGCACCACCCATGGATTCAGCGTGTATTTGACGAACTCAAGCGATTGCTGCTCGATATTCGAGAAACTCGACTTTTCCAGATCACCGACCATATGCGGCGGCACACGGTAGAGCCGTGCAATCTCGTCGATCTGGAACTTCCGTGTTTCAAGGAACTGTGCCTCCTCGGGAGGAATGGCAATCTGCTGATACTTTACACCTTCCTCAAGAACGGCAATCCTGCCCGTGTTCATCGTACCGCCGTAGACGGCGTGCCAACTCTCACGGAGCTTTGACGGGTCTTTGAGAACACCCGGATGTTCCAGAACACCGCCCGGACGCGCCCCATTCTTGAAGAAGGCGGCACCATATTCCTCTGTGGCAAGCGCAATGCCGATGGCATTCTTTGCCATAGCGATAGGTGAATATCCCACAAGTCCGTCAAATCCAAGCCCCGGAATATGTAGCACATCCTCACATCGCAGACGAATCTGCCCCTTGTCCGAAAAATTTGGATTCTCCTCCGTGGTTCTCGTGTAGGTGTAGTAAAGCTCACCCGTGCGGCTATCGCGACTCACCTCCATTTTGTCCGGGAGGAGCGGATAGAGTCCAAGGACACGCCCTCTGCCATCCCGCAAAATTTGTGCGTAGGCATTCCCCCACAGGAGGAGATGCGCCATAAGCGTCTCACGAAAGACAAAACTCGTCATCTCGGGGTTCGGCGCATCGTGGAGCAGGAAGTACAGAGAATGCTCCGGCACGCGCTCCTTGCCCTGCCCTTGGTAGACGTAGACGTGAAGCGGCAGCCCTGCGATGGATTCTGCGAGGATGCGGACACAGGCATAGACTGCCGTCGTCTGCATTGCCGTTCGCTCGTTGACCGCCTTGCCCGCCGCCGTCTGTCCAAACAAAAAGGACAAGCCGCCAAGATGATTCATAGGCTTGTCCCGTGAACGGAAGAGTTTGCTGAATAGGTTCATGGAAACCTCCATTTCCAAAACGGTATGAAAAAGCCTTACCACAGAAGATGATGAGAGCAAGAGCACCTCCCTTTCGAGCGGTGCTCCGTAGTTTCAGCTTAGAAGATTTCGATGCAGGAAAGCTCCATGCTGTTGATGTCGGCTGTG